ATATAGTTCAGTAGAACAAGGAAGTGTAGTATAAGTTGTATTAGGAATACTTGTGTCCGAAGGCATAAAAGCGTGAAATGAAGGTGTATTATTTATACCCGTTAACGTATTGGTACCTGCACTATTAAGCGTTGCCCCTGACGGAATGGTAATGGTATCCCCTGACTGGCCCACGGTTATCGTGCCAGTGCCCGTTCTCTTGAGTATGGTGTCAACTTTTAGGGTGCTCATTATGCGCTCGCACTTATTAAAAATGCACTAAAGTAACTACCATATCTAAATACTTGTGGTGTGCTACTTGTGTCGTTAATTGCTGTGTATACTTCATAATAATCATCTGCATCAGAAGTATCAGTAACATTAAAAGAAACTGGTGCTTGTCTTGGGTAATTATCTACAAAATTAAAATTAACTCCGTCAGATTGTTCTGATATTGCACTACCATTTTTATAAAGGTAAACTGTTATCGCATATAAGTTTGCTGTTGCCTGAGAATCTCCAACTACATTAATCATAAATTGATAATTCCCTGCTACACCTGGAGTAAAACGATAGTTTGTGGTGTCGTAAGTTCCAGAAGTTTGAAAATTAACTGTATTAAATGCAACTTTAGTTGTTACGTTATCTCCTACTGCTTGATGTGCTGACATTCTAGCTGAGAAAGAAGGATTATTATTTTCACCAAAACCCGTAGCGGTTCCTGCGTTAGCAATCGTCACCCCTGACGGGATGTTGACCGTATCACCTGAAACGCCTAACGTAATCGTAGACGTGTTCGTGCTACCAATTTGCATGGTAGACGTTCCCGATCTGGTATCTATCGTATCTACTTGTATTTTACTCAATCGTTACTCCTTTACGACTTAGGGTTTGCATCTTTGATCGCTTGGATACGCGCTTTCCACGTGTCGATATTTTTAAATATCTCATCCAATTGATCGCCAATATCACCATAAGCTGCTTTTCTTGTAGCACGTACAGTATTATTTGTCTCTTCGGTATTTCCAGCCGTTTCATAAGAAGCTATTTGTTCGTCAGTTGGTTTATCTAAACCATCGACGCTCCAGCTTGCTATGTACGGGCCTTTACCGTCCGAGTCATCCTGTAAAGCTACGTTGCCTCCTGGACCGAAATCAGCCGTTTTGCCGTTTGCAGTACAATAAAGCGCCACTTTAGTTGATAGACTTGCCATATAGACCTCCTTTTAAAATTGTTAAAATCATTATGAACTCGCTCCTAAATACCAAGCTGTAAGAGATTTATCCATAATACTATCTGCTCCTCCACTATTTTGTTTTGCATAAGGAACTATATAATCTCCTACTGCTAAATCTAATAAACATGATCCACCCACTGAACTGTATTGACTAGAAGCACCCCAATAACCCATTTCAAAATTATCTGCTCCACCAGTACCTGCTATACTTGAACCATTTTTGTAAAGTTTTGTCATAGTTCTGTTGGCTCTAAAATTATTAACTCTAAACACCATAAAAAAACACCATAATCCTGCCGCACCAGAAGGAATTGTTACTCTTCCAGTGCTTAAATCTCCAATACTTCCTTTATTATAATTAGTTGAACCGCCTGAAAAATCATATGCTGTCCATGTATCATTAGCAATACTTTGACTAGAACTGTTATACATTCTAACCGCATAAGGAGTTTCTATTGTTGTTAATCCAAAACCACCGCCATTAGTGCCGTTGTTTGTTATCGTGCAACCAGAGGGTACGGTGATTGTGTCCCCTGAACTACCAATCTCTAATGAAGTTCCACTTTGTGGATCTAATTTGTCTACGAATAAAGTTCCCATTATATTACCGTTAATGTTCCTTCTACCGTTACGGTATTAGTAAAGTTTACTGGTCCTGCTACAAACGCATTTTGTGTGGACGCTACTGTAATTGTTGATGTTACTGTTGCCAAGTTTAAATACATCCCGTTAAACGAACCTGAGATCGCGGTGTGATCGACACTGCCATCAGATGGTGTTTGTGATCCAACAGCTGCGCCTATGTTTACGACATACGCTGCATCTGAAACTGCTAGTACGTTAGATCCTGTTGAGAGTTGTGTACCGCTTGCGGTATAATCAACGTCAGGTTTTTGTACGACGTTATTAACAACAAATCTTATTTCTGACGAATTTGCGACAGGTGTTGTTAGAGTGAATGTTGTTGCTGACCCATTACCCGTAATTGTCTGGGTAGACATGGATTTAAATTGATCACTATTTTTTGGTCCAATATAACCCATTTACCCTCCTTACGTGCTTATGCTGTCAATATACGATAACCAACAATCTGCTGAACTAGCTGTATCGCTTTTTACTTTTACAGCATCTCCTGTTAATAAATTTACTTTTGCACCCCCATCAATAAATTCCATACTAGATCCTTGAGGAATGCTTACGTTTTTAGCCAGGTAATAATCATTACCACCACTGCTGATATACACGTCTACTTGTATTGTTTGTGTCACGACATTTGCAACACGAATACCGATAACAGCATCATCAGAGTTAGCTGTAAGAATAGTCGAAGCCGAGGTCCCTATATTTCTTGCTTTTGCGTTTTCAAAATCTTGTGCCATATATTATCCTTGTATCAGAGTGCCACCGACATTGCAATTACGAAGCCAGCACTGACACTACTTGATGTAGCCCATTCAGGAGCGGTTCCTCCAGAGTTAACTTGTAATACTTGACCAGCTGATCCTAGTGCTAAACGTGCAGGTGTATTTGCTGCAGACGCATACGGCACATCACCTTGTGTGGTAAGTACCATATCCATTGTTTTACTTGCAGGAAATGTACAGAATACATCTTTTGTCCCTGAAGAAAAGTTGACCGCAGAATCACTGTTAGAGCTGGATATAACTGTTGTTCTTGTTAGTGTTGAGCTATCACCGTTAAGTGTACCAAGACCTACTTCAAACTCATTGGCTGTTTGATGTACGATAGCATAATAGGTTGTATTACTATTACCAACACCAGCACCAAAAGTTTCAAATGAACTTACTGCACCAGCGAGCGTTATCGCTCCTGTGCCTGTGGTAGTCGTGGTTTCTTTTACACGATCGTTGAGGACTAAAGCCATTTAGTCCTCCTACGAAATTCTTATAATAGCATCACTTGTATTTGCTGCAGGGAACTGCACAGTAAACGTACCGTTTGATGCTGTGAAGTCACCACCGAATGCTAATACACAAACTGCATCTGTTGTACCTGAGCCACCGTCAGTTTGCGTGTTATAAATTAACGCGCCGTTTGCAGTGAAACTAGCTGATGTCCATTGAGCATCTGCAAAATCAACAAAAGCTGTTGAAGCTGAAGAACCTCCTGTTACACCGTTATTAGTTAAAGCTAGGCCACCTGCTGTGTAAGCAGAGCCAGATGAATTTGTTATTTCGTTAGTAGTTGAATAATCTGTAGTAGTAGCACCCAAAGTTGCAGACGAAGTGTACAACGCAATGTTGAATGTATCACCACCAGACGAGTCAAAATCATGAAACCCTTTTAAAAGATCCCTCTTAAAAGTGTTGCATATTGCAGACGATATTGCCATTTTTTATCTCCTTATGGTTGTTTCGATTCAAGAGGAAAACGGAGAACGCCATCAGAGTATTCATCACGTCTTCTTCTACCTTGTTGTTCAAGTTGCAAGCCTTGTAGTGCTTGTTGATAGCCTTGTTCATAGAAAGCTAAAAGATTATCAGGCCCTTTTAAGAACTTATATGCCTCCGATAAGCAAGCATATAATAGAACTCTTGGAGCATTTGTACTCACCCAAGTTGTTGTATTGGTTGAGGATAATCCAGTCTCCTGCTTGTTCAAAGCTAATTCGATATTATAATTGGAATTTGGCGTAGGTGCAAGGTATATTGTGTCTTGATCCCACATTGCATAATATTTAGGTTGACCTTGAGATGTTCTATCAGGCCAGTATTCATTCATGTACGAAATGTCTTTTTGCTCTAAATACGTACGTGTCGGCGTTCCTGACGAAGGGTATATTTGTGCCGAACGAATAAAGGCTAATTGCCCTGTATTTGCACCAGGCAACGTAACAAAAGAGTTTCCTTGAGTTAAACTAGCAAATTGATAAGATCTAAAAACATCTAAATCAACTTCTCTAAATATGCGTTTTTCTGCATGCTCTATAAAATCATTAATAATACTATCTGTTAAAACATCACTAGATGTCTCTGTATAATCTCTAATTTGTGTCTGTAATTCTGAATAAGTTGTCATGATATACTCACCGCTACTTTACCAATAAATGATTTAATTTCTATATCTTTATTTTCTTGAGTCGGATAAAGCCGATCTGATGTGAAAGATAT